GGAGTCCCGGTTAATATGTATCGATAGTCCGCTTTTGTCGCGATTTTAAGTAAAAACTTAGAACGTTGACTTGTACGGTTTTTTATGTTATGAGCCTCGTCTAAAATGATACAACCGTATTTTTTATAGTAAGGACTTTTCTCCTCGCCTCTCCAAACCTTATCATAATTTACGAGAGTAATTACCGACCGGAGGATTTCTCGATCCAATTCCTCGAAAAGCTCTATATCTCTCTCCCAGGATCCGAGCGCGGATTTCGGAGCGACTACTAAAGCCGTTTCGATATTGCCGGACTTAGCAAGGTCCAAAACTCTACATAGTGTAGGGATAGTCTTACCGGTTCCTTAACCTTGCTCCATGAATAGAGCGAAAAAATTATTTGATCGCATATAGGAAAGCGCGATCTCCTGGTGTCTAAACAGTTTGAGCAAGTCGACCACCTCCTCGGTGTAAATGCTCTCGGATATGCTCCGATTGAGTCATTACTTTCAAATTGTCCGGATCATTGTTAAGTTTATTTCCGTCGATATGGTGGACGATTTCTCCAGGTTCTAACGGTCTACCAAGAATTGTCTCCGCTATGGTTCTATGTTCGTGTACGCCGTTAACTTTGGTATATCCTTTTCCCTCGCCTCGACCTCTAAGGCTTTCCGCTTGACGTTCTCTATACTCGCCGTGATTAAAAACATTCTTATTATAATAAGTAAGTCTCTCTCCGGCTCGCTTTCGAGTTTCCGCGTCCATGCTTTCGCCTACGAGTTTAGCTCCGTCTCGTCTACATTCGATAGAGCAAAAACTATGATATTTCCCGCGTCGATAGGTGGTATATTCTTTACCGCACCAATCGCACGTTAAAAACATTTTAGGCAATTACTACGCCTCCTCCCTCGGTTCTCCGAAAAGAGCGTACTCGGTATTTACACAAATAAACGGAGAGATACTTCTTAATGCGGTATAGAGTAACCTATCGCCTTTTATATACGCCGTAGCGAGTATATCCGCGATAACAACGGAAATCTTATCTTGAAACTCCTCTCGAGTGATTGTAATACTATCGGACTCGGTAGGTTCTTCCGGCGCCGGTTCTTCCTCGACCTCGGTAAGCTGATCCTCGAAAAACTTATATAAGGATCCGTCCTCCTCTAGTTTTACGATATAATAAACGACCGTTCCCATATCGTAAATCGCCTCTACGGTACCGATTAAACCGGTTGTCGTCTCTACCTTAGTTCCCTCTCTCAATTTCGACATGTTCAAAACCTCCAATCTTTAAACCCAAATACCCGACCAGGCTTAAACCGAGTCCGATAATTCCTCGGATCATCATTTCATTTAAACCGATCGTCCCGAGATCCGACGCTCCCGCGGTTCCCAGGATTACCACTACTCCACCAAATACCAGGAGGAGAGATACCAATTTAAAAAAATCTTTTACCATACTTAACCTCGTTTTCTCTTTTGTTTAATGGTAGATCCGCTTATTTGAGCCATTAACTGATAAAGCGGTTCGGCGTCCTTTACTTTAACGACGTGACCGGTAATATCAGTTTTAACGGATCCGTCTTTCATAACGTGATAGACCATTAAACCCCCTCCTTAAATTCCTTAAACAATTCCTCGAGTGGTAAGTCCGTTTTAAGGACTTCCTTAACCTTTACCGCCTCGCGGAAAGTAAAAGGATAATTACCATTAACTTTCTGAGACCATGTTCCCGGAGTAACTCCTAAAGCCTCCGCCATGTTTCCGCCGGTTAATCCCTGGCGTTTCATTTCCGCTAATACGTTTCGATACATATAAAACCTCCTCTCTAATCTGTGAATCAATTCACATAAAATCAAATATTCACTCAATTACGTGAATCACGATTTTGAATATACACCCAATTTCGTGAATTGTCAATAACAATTTTTAATTTTTTGAAAAATATTTTTTTCGAGCAAATTTTGATTATTAAATATCGTCAAAACCGCATAAATAAAGGCTTTTTAAGCACTTTTCAGATTTATTTTTACTTATAGAATTTTAAAATTTCAAAAAAGATTTACGAAATTTCGTTAATTTATTCTTGAAATTGCGATAACCCGGGAGTATAATACTAATCACTAAGGAGGTGTAAATATATGACTAAAGAGGAGAAATTAAAAAAATATATCCTGGAGAGATACAAAAGTATAAGAGAATTTACAATCGAAATCGATATGCCTTATTCCACCCTTGACGGAGTACTTAAGCGCGGTATCGATAACTCGAGCGTAGGCGTGATCTTTAAGATCTGTAAAGCTCTTAACATTAGTCCGGACGCGTTAGCGGAGGGAGAGATCGTTACTAAGCCTTTGGATTATAGAGTCGTTATCGACGGTATGCCTCTTGATATCGAAATAAAAGAACCGAAAGACGTAGACCAAATCCTCGAGGATACTAAAAAGCGTTTACTCACTTACCAGGATCTTTTGTTAGAGGGTAAAAAAGTAAAGAAAGAGGAAATAAATACGATCGTAAACGGGATCGATATTTCCCTCGAAATGGTTAAAAAGAGTCAATCGTAATATAACAAAAACCATAACAAAAACATAACAAAAACGACCATTATAACAAAAACTCATTTTTTCAAAAATTTTTTCGAGGTCGAAATATAACAAAAACTATAACGAAAACCAGTTTTTGTTACCATTTTGTTATACATTTTGTTATGAGGAAACCCGCATAAATAAAGGATTTCTTATCATATATAACATAATTATTATTTTTTTCTCTACTCTTAAGAAAAATATAAATAATAGTATATATAGTATATAAAAATAAAATATATAAGGAGTTAGAGATTTTTTTGTTATTTTGTTATATTTGCTATTTTCACACGAAAAAAACCGCCTCGATAGGACCGAGACGGCGTACCAAGTTAACCCCCGGCAAGAGGTTAAACCTTGACAATAGAATTATATCACACCTCCCCGGGGAAAATAAAAAGGGAGTTGTTGGAAAATGGATTTAGAAATGATGAAAGCTAGAAACGTGTTAAGAGTAGCGCTTTATGTAAGGGTATCGTCCCAGGAGCAAGTAGAGGGATACTCGATCGGAGAGCAAACCGACCGGTTAAAGAAATACGCCGAGGCTATGGGTTGGAGTATCGTTAAGGTTTACGTAGATCCCGGTTACTCCGGCGGTAATATGGATCGTCCAGGTCTTAACGAAATGATTAAGGACGTAGAGGACGGTAAGATCGATACCGTAGTCGTTTACAAATTGGATCGACTTAGCCGTTCTCAGTTTGACACGCTTTATCTAATTGAAAAAGTATTCCTTACAAATAATACGGACTTTGTATCTATGACCGAGAATTTTTCGACTAATACACCACTCGGTCGCGCTATGATCGGATTTCTCGCCGTGTTCGCTCAGCTCGAAAAAGATAAGATTAACGAGCGTACCCTCATGGGTAAAGAGGCTCGGGCAAAAGAGGGTAAATGGGGAGGAGGATCCTCCGAACCGATCGGTTACGATTATAACCCTACGACCGAGGAGTTAGAGATTAACGAATACGAAAAAATGCAAATCCTGGAGGCGGTCGATTTATTCCTTAAAGGAACGCCACTCCGGACGATCTGTACGATATTCGATCAAAAGGGATATACTTACCGAGGTAAGAGCGGAAAACTCCGTAAATGGGATCCTAAACGCTTAAAATACGTTTTCGCCAATAAGATATATCTCGGGTATATAAAACATCGAAACGCCTGGTATAAGGGAAACCATACGCCAATACTTACCGAGGCGACGTTTAAGAAATTACAAAAGCTCCTCACTCAGCGAGCGGAGGATTACGCGGAACATAAAAAGAAATGCGGTAAGCAAACGACCTACCTCGGAGGTTTTATATACTGTAAACAATGCGGAGCCAAGTTCTCTAAACAAAGCGGTAAAACGAGGAACGGATCATATAATCATTATTACGCTTGTTACTCCAGGTCGAAAAAGGTTCCGAAAATGGTAAAGGATCCAAATTGTAAAAATATTTACTGGAGAATGGGAGATCTCGACGATCTCGTTATAAATGAGATTAGAAAGCTCGCTACGGATCCGGAATACTTCCACCTTATACGAAAAGAAAAAGCGGAGGCGAACGACTCTCCTAACAAGATCGATATTTTAAAAACCGAGATTAAAAAGCTCGACGATCAGATCTCCCGCTTTATGGATCTCTACGGTATCGGTACCTTTACGATCGACCAGGTATCCGAAAAGATCGAACCGCTTAACGAGCATAAAAAAGGACTCGAGAAAGAATTAGAAAATCTTAACGCGGAGCTTAACGTTATGACCGAGGAGGAGGTCCGGGAGATCGTAAGCACGTTCTCCGAGGTATTGGATCGGAAAGATCTTAACGAGATCCGCCTCGCGATTGAGACGCTTATCTCGTTTATAGAGATCGATAACGAGGATATTTATATCCACTGGAAATTTGCATAAAAATACAAAAAAGAGGATCCCGAAAGTCGGGACCTCTTTTCTATAGGATTTAAAGTTTTCGTAATTCCTGGTAGACTCTGCTTATCGGTAAACCCATTACGTTATAATAGTCTCCGGTAATACCCTTTATAAATTTAGCGAACGTCCCCTGGATCGCGTAACCGCCGGCTTTATCCGCCCACTCCGGAGCCTTTTTAGTTGTATTCCATATAGGGATATCCGCTTTGGCGAGTATCCTTATATGGAATACGTTAAAACCTCAGTATGTATAGTATATCATTCTTTCACGCTATGTATAAAATATACACTAAAAAAGGATACCTTAATCGGTATCCTCTTTTATTAGTTCTCTCGGATCCACGCCTAACGCCTCGGCGATTTTTAATCCGTTGCTGAAAGTCGGTTCTTTTCTCCGACCGCTCCTATATTGATCAATAGTCTGTTTCGGGATCCCGGTCTTATCCGCGAGAGCCTGGGAGGTAATATTTCTCTCCTCCAGGATTTCTTTTAAAATAAACATTGTTTATCCTCCTATGTTGTCGTATTTACTGTTATGCTCCTGGGTAACCACTAAGTCGGAGATCTTCGGTTTATGGGTTCGGAGAAAATACCGGAGTCGGTAAGTGTGCCGGTTAAATGTAACCAGGTCGTCCGCTTTTAATTTGTTTCGATCGTGACCTTTGGTATAGTAGAGACTCCGGATATATTCGACCTCGGAAACCATATCTCGCAAATTCCAGTTTTCGTTTTTACCTGGACCGATAATACTATCTTTAAACCCGAGATCCGTTACAAGCTCGTTATAGGATTTTATAATCGGTTTAAGGTCGGTCGAATTATCCGGGACTCTTTCCTCCGGCTTACCGAGCGGGAACGAAAAGCGACCGACGATCTCGAAATCTCCGTTATCGTTAATACGTCCCTCGAGCCTGGTAACTCTTAGAGTTTTCGAATCCAATTTATAATTAGAGCCGAGCGTATGCAAAACCGCCCGATCCCTCTTACCTTTGTACTCCTCCGGATAAACCCGATAATCGTTAATATAATCCTCTATACGCTTTTTCTCGTTCTCTGTCATGTGATCCACCCCTTAGAAAATTCCGGGAGATTAACCGCTCCCGGTCGGTATGTTTTCTTTTAAATTTCGTGAACCAAAACTCTAACGTGTAATCTTTGGATATTGTAACCGCCGGCGAGAATACTCTCGACCTTAGCTCGTCCCTCTTTACCGGTTACGTATCCGTTAAGTACTGTAAATCCGTTCGTACCCTGGGTAGCTCTGATCTCGTCCCAATCGGTAACCTCTCCGGTAATGTCCTTTACTCTAAAGTAGAGATCCAGGATCAGCGCCTTAGCGTCTCTCTCGTTATCGGAGTGGATCTTCTCGTTTTCCGTTCTGATAAATTCGTAATCGCTATAAGAATACTGTTTAATAAATTCTCGGTATCCTAACTCCTCGTATACGTTCGTAAGATGATTTCGTCTATTGAGATCCCATATATCCCAGGTCTCGACTAATTCGTCTTGTAAGGACTTGAAGATCTCCGGGATCTCTTTAAGGAAGATACTCTCCTTTTCAATCTCTCCGGCGAGCTGAGCCTCGTATTTCGCGAGAGTCGCTTTGGTTGCCTCGATCTCTTTACCGCCTCGAGTGATATCCTCTTTTAAATGTTTGATATCCGCGTAGGTCCAAAAAATATCGTGCCAGTTTTCAGCGTCCCGGAATTCCTCGGGATCATGTTCCGCCGGATCCTTAACTCCGAGCTTTTCGAGAGCCTTGTATTTCTTCTCGATCTGAGCGGTCTTTTTTGTGATCGTGTTTTCTTTCTTCTCGATTTTCTGAGTAGCCTTTTCGATACGTTCTTTTAAAGTTGTTATTTTCATTTTGTGACGCCTCCTAATTGGTATAATCTTATTATATACCCGTAGGTATACAAAGTCAACTATTAATTTTAATATATAAAAAAAGA